ATGCAAATCGATGATTTTAAATCAATAGTCTCAACATTTGCCGATCCTGGATCAGAAATAATTTATGATAATCAGCGCATTATGTTCCCCATTAATGGAGATATCATAGATGCAGAGCTTGTATCGGAATATGGCGATATTTTTATCAATGAAGGGACCGGGAATATACCTGCAAGTCGATGGATTGTAGACAGATTGGCAAAATTACAATTATTAAGCACTCGAATATTGGAGCAAATTCCAGAACACCATAATTTTGTATCTCCTGCAGCAGATCTACTCCCTACGCTTGAATCCAATCCAAACGAGCAAGTTACGCATGTATTAGATGCTCGTGAAGCAGTTTTGAAAAATCTTTCATCCCAAAGCCCTTTAGAAACCTCAGTATTATATATTACAAGTGATGCTGGGGAAGGTAAGACATCTCTCATAAATGCTGCGGCCAGAAAGCAAGCAGCTAAGTTCAAAGAAGGGTCATCTAACTGGCTCTTGGTTCCTATTATTTTAGGTGGCAGACATTTCCTTCGTTTCGATGATATTACCGTAGGCGCTTTACAAAACAAATATCGCTTTCCATTTCTTTACTACAATTCATTCTTAGCACTTGTACGAATGGGCGTAATAATACCTGCTTTCGATGGTTTTGAAGAAATGTTTGTTGAAAATAGTTCTGGGGAAGCTTTATCCGCCATGGGTATATTGGTGGGCTCATTAGACTCTACTGGTTCTGTGGTTATAGCGGCCCGCAAAGCTTATTTCGATTTTGAAAATCTCAGATCGCAAGAAAAGCTTTATGATACTATCAGTAAATATTCGGTTGGTTTTTCTAAGCTTGAACTCAACCGCTGGAAAAAAAAGCAGTTTTTAGAATATTGCGATAATCGCAACCTTAAAAACGCAGAAGACATTTACTCAAGAGTTGTCGAGCGCTTAGGAGAAGAGCATTCGTTATTGACCCGCCCGGTTCTTGTAAAACGGTTGGTGGATATTGCGCAACAAAGTGTATCGCTACAAAAATTTATTGAAAAAATACACTCATCTGGCTCTGATTTCTTTTCTGTGTTTGTTCGCAGTATAATTGAACGTGAAGCCAATGAAAAATGGATCGATCGCTCTGGAGATATTGGCGCTACGCTGATAACGGTTGATGATCATTGTGAATTATTAGCTTTGATTGCTGTTACCATGTGGGAAAGCCGTATTGAATATCTGAAGCAAGATCATTTAGATATGGTCGCTGAATTTTTTTGTGAATCAAAAAGACTGACTTCACAACAAGCACAGCAAGTACGGGAAAGAATCAAAGGGCACGCACTTTTGATTTCGTCACCTAATATGAATTTGGCAGTTGAATTTGATCATGATGAATTCCGACAGTATTTCCTTGGTGACGGACTTGCTAGAGCCATTATTCCTTTGACTAAAAACTCATCGTCAGAAGCACTAAGCATATTGCGGCGCGGGATACTTCCAGAAAACTCCCAATTAGAATTTATCCGTTCAATAAGACGTCAACACCTTGATACGGTCATTGAAGTAACAAAACTCCTGTCTTCCATAAGTAAACTTGATGGGCAAGCATCTTACACTAAAGAAAATTGCGGAAATCTAGCATTGAAATTGATAAGTGAAATTGATGCAAATGGACTTCAATTATCAGATATGGTTTTTGGTATTGACGCAATAAGGGATTGTAAAGTAAAGAACGTTTCCTTTGATAACTGTTATTTCTCTCAAAGCAGCTATGAAAACACAGAAATAGAAAATTGTAATTTTGCAAATTGTAGCTTTGGTCAATTAAGAATTCACCCTACAACGAAAATTCAATCTAACATGTTTTCAGAGTGTGTTTTCGATTCTGTACGAAAAGAAGATACAGGTCTTGAAATTTGGGAACCAGGAGCGATAAAAGGTTATCTCGAAAAGCATAACATTTCATCTCAAGATGGAGAACCAGTTAAGCAATTTGACGTAGAACAATTAACGATGGATGATGAACTTATTAGTGTTGAAAAATTACTTAGATATTTTATGAGGAGCACGCACATAAGTGAGTCCGTTATTAAGATAAAATTAGGGGACCGAGGGCAAAGTTTCATCGATGTCACTTTGCCTGAGTTGATTTCCGCTAATGTTATTGAAGAGATTGAAAACAGAGGTTCTGGTCAACAAAGACGCTTTAAACTCGGAAGACCTCTGCAAATATTAAATACTCATCTTGCAAGCGCACAAGGATCATATCAGAAATTTATTAACGGATTTAACTGATTAAAATGGGCTGTGGATACTTCTCAGCCCATAATTTTAATAACTGCAAAAAATTAGAATGAAAATTCATATGAGGAATCTAAACTGAAGTCACTAAGCGATTGAAATATAAAAATAACCACTAGGTTTTTGTAGGCACACCACCAGCCAAGCGGCAAGATTTAAAATTGGTGCCGCATATCAATGAGACGATATTGATCGCTTTAGTCGATCAATGTAATAAGAGACCATTAGAAGAAGAACCCGCCCGAAGGCGGTGCGCAACCCAGCTTGAGTCCCCTTCGGGTTAGCTAGGCTTTGCAGGCCAAGTGATGGCCTTAAAACCTTGCTCATCACTAACGCAGGTAAAGCTCAACGCCTTCACTTTGCGAATGTACTCCATCCACCGTGACAGGCTGGCCTTGTCTGCTTCAGGAAGTGCACCAAGCATCAACTCAACACGCCAGTCCGACGTTACGCTATGAGCTTGTGATAGCAGCATATGACGCCGTGTTTCAGCTTTTGCTCGCCAGTCGATTGCTAGTTGAATCAACTTAGGTTGTCCCGTTTCATCCGAAGTCATGATTCTCCCGTCTGCCTGCCCTTCAATTAATGAGTGATAAAGATCGTCACTTATGGGGCATCATTGGACAGCGCACCGGAAGCTCGATAATCAATCTCCAGCGCTACCGTAAAAAGCATTAAGCCCATAAAAATATGCCCTAATGATTAATAACCCACTGCGAAAAAATAAGCCGTAGTCTCGCCACCACCAGCAATATAGTTAAAGGCGGTGCGGTCGGTTAGCTGCGCGTATATATTCTGGTCATGGAAACTTCCCCCCCATGCAAGAGTAAGCTGAACGTTAAGACACGCGTTAGGGAAAGCTATAGGAAAAGCAATCTTTGTAGAATCTCCAGAACGACGTGCAACTCCCCACTGAAAGATCAGCCCTGTCGAACCATCCTTAAACCAGCCACTAGAAGCCCTGTTTGCAGTGTTTTTAGCCTGATAACGGGCGTCAAAGTTACTCCAGTTAGAGGGGGTTATTGTACCCGAAACAGCCACACCACCAGCAACAAGAGAAATAGAGGAATTAGTAAGATAGTTACCCCAAGTTACATTGTCGGAATTATTGGAACCCTGCCCGAGATAAAAATGATTGGTGTTATCTGACTTACGACCAAAGAAATAGTAACCGTTGTTAGCCGTTTTAGGCTTAATAGTCACTGATCGCGCATCTCCGGTAATTTCTACGAACCCGTTGATGACGCCGCCCGCGCTCGTAAGGTCATACTCCCACGACGACCAGGCTTTACTGTCTCCTCTGTAATACCGGCGGTAACAGACATTCGAGGTGTAAGGGCGATATTCCTGTGTACACCCTTCGGAGCTGCCAGCGCCATTCTGAATAACGTCCAGCGCTCCGGCAACGTTCGTCGGATAACCATTCGCTGCTGTCGCGTTTGCCGTGTATTGTTGATAATAGCGCCCGTATTTTGAGCCAGTCAGCGTGTCCAGGTGGGTAGTACCCAACTGCCCACCATTAGGAATGGCGTTAACGTCGAAAGCCGTCACGCTGTCTTTTAACGCCAACTTTCCGAGACCGAGGTTTTTCCGCGCCTGCTCGACGTCGTCGACGTCTGAAAGATTGTTCTTAATCAGGAGCGCCAGCTCATGCTTTGCCTGAATCATCTTATCGATGGCGGCGGAGAGCTGCGCGCGGTCGCTTTTTTTAAGCTGAATCCCGGCTCCCTCGATAACGGCGCAAATCTCCTCCTGAACCGAATCGAAAAAGGTCTCGTCGAGCTGTGTCGCCGGAACGCCGAGCGTCGGATCGCCAGCCGTGAAGCCGTTTTTGCCCGCGCCGAATTTGCCCTGCTGTGCTGTGGGGGTGTCTATACGATGCAAAGTAATTACCTCATAAAAAACCCCGCCGGAGCGGGGTTAACTGGAAAGGAAGCGCTTTATTCCGTGTACGCGAACACGACTTCGGTATGAGAGGGCGAAACCTTGTTAATCACGCATTCAATGACCGTATCGCCCCACGTGCGAAGGCTGCCAACGCAACTGGAAGTACATGTCATGACGTCAATCGTCGCGAGCGTGGGAATATTCACCTGCCACAAATAGCGGTAGTCGTCGTCCGTGGCGATATCCGGGCGCGGATTCTCCGCCTCGTTTTGATACTGCGTGATTGAAACAGACCGATAGCCGAGCGCATCGAGCTGTCGCCGGTAAAACGCCTCGTTAATGCCGCCGTAACCGTTGACCTTTGCCGCCAGTCGCCGCTGTCGCTGCGAGAGGGTTTGCGTCTCTTCAATGGTGCATTCATCAGGCAGCCCGCATAACGCCTCGTAACGGTCGAGGAGCTGCACCGCTGCCCCCGGATCAATCTCGCGCATTAATGCCGACGACTGCGCATGTACCCGCGCCAGAGACGGCGCGAGCCCTTCGAGGAGGGGATTATTCCCCTCCCAGGCGGGGCCAGGCGGTAAAAGCCGTTTTAACAGGCGGGTATATTCGTCCTCTACAGCCACGTAACCTCCTCAATATCGAGATAGGAGTTATCCGTCGCGGTCTTGCCTTTGTACTCGACAGTAACCCGGACATGAACTGTCCCCGGAGCAAGGCCGGTTGCTTTCACGCCGCTGTTATCTGCACTCGGGGTAATGACGCAAAGGGTCGACGGGTCAGGCTCGCCCTCGCCTGCCGGGACAAAGTCCCAGGTGATGTTAACCCCATCCAGCGACGGCAGATTCTCAGGCGTGAAGGTGGCGGTAGCGAATGCGTCCGGGCTGTCCGGCAGCGTGACGGGGTTCGGTGAGAACGAGCCCAGGGCGACATCTATTTCAACGTCAGATTCGTTATAGTTCGACCAGGTTATTTCCCCGATAACCGGCAACTCATAAGTGCCGAGCTCTACGTCTTTCGCTGGCGAAATCAGGCGGTGCGCGAACTGGTCAGTCGCCAGGCTGATCGCCTCACTGATACGAGAAAGATAAATCTTTCCTGACGGCTCGCCGTCCCTGAACAGCGCCGATTTAATCTCTTTCGTTACCGCTGCCCTGATTGCCGGAGTATCTTTAGCAAGCGCGATTTCGAAGTCGATTTTTCTCAGCGTCGGCGGGAAAACAAACAAGCCGGAACCGGCCACCGGCGCAAGCGGAAGAATGTACTGTTTAACCGCGTCGATTAACGTCTCATCCGGCACCGGATTATCTAAGTCGCTGTTAGCAGGCATCACGCCAACCGTCCCGCGTCCGGCATGATGGCGGAACACCCAGGCGCGGGTGATCCCCGCGACGTCAGTCGCCCATATCCGGTAATCGGCATCCGCGCCGCCCTGTGGCGTGTAGTACCAGCGCGCCATGATTCGCGAACGCCAGTCCTCCAGCGTTTCTAAATCCGTTCCACCTCCAACCGACTCCGCATAGCATGTTGAAGAAAGTCCCGCGACTGGCGTCATCAGGCGAAGCGGCGTTTTGTCATCAAGGTTCCCGCCTGTGCCAGCGTCAACCGCTTCAATCAGTGCGCGAAGAACTCCCTCATCGTTAACGGTCGCGTCTGCGGTCGTTACATACTGCTTTTGCTCGTCAGTCTGCATTTCTGTCCCGGCGGGCAGCGTGATCCCCGACGACACGCTCTCCCATCGCGCATAGCCGCCCGCCGTGGTTGGTTGCTTGCGCGGGACTTGTTTCAGGTTCCCGTGTCGCGAAAGCCACTCCTCATCCGCAAGGTCAGGAAGCATGTTTCGCGCCAGATAGTCGAGATAACCATAAAGTGTGTGAACGGCAGCGGCCATCACCCGTGAATAGACTTCCGCATCAAGGCGACGGAGAACGACGTCCGTCTCAAATCGCGTGAGTAAATCACTTCTGATTGTGGCGATCAGATTGGGCAAATCTGGACGCGAGAAACCGGAGTCAGCCATTTAACACCTCTTGCCATATATCATCGAAAATAATTGCGTGTTTGCTGCCGTCCTGCTGCCAGACAGTGACCTCCAGTTGAAGCGAGTTAATCCCGGTTCGGGTGGCGGCCACGTCGACGCGCGCGGCGACGCCGTCCTCCTCCATCCAGGCGAGCGCCTGGCGTGCGTAATCCTTCGCGCGCGTCGCGGTTGCGTTGGTCAGTTTGCTTCGTTGCAGCAGGTACAGGCGGGAGCCGATCCGGTCGTTCCCGACACTCGGGAAAGTGTCGCCCCACCATCCGAAAGGCATTTCGGTATCGTCGTCCGCCTCCGCGCGTCGCCAGGAAAAAAGCGAAATGATTACGGAGCGGGTAAGGTCGTCGAAATAGTCGGTCGACTCTTTCAGTAAGCCATTTACAAAGATGATCATGCGTTACCCCATTGAAGCAGTAGGGCCGGTCGTTTCTGCGGTTTCACCCTGGGCGGTGTGCTTGTGTCCGTTATATGTGGTGCGGATTGCCGACATGGTGCCGACGCCGTCTGATACCTCGCCCGCCGCTGAAAAGTCCCCGCTTGTTGTGATGGTCGGCGTCGTGAATGAGACGCCGGAGGATGCATTAACGACGAGCTGCGGGGCGTTGAGCGAAATTTTCGACTCAGCATTAACCACAAGCTCGGATGTCGTTATCTCGGTGACGCGCCCGCGTTTGAGAACAATCGAATCTCCCTCATCCGTGTAGACGGCCACCTCGCCAGACTTGAGCCCTTTCAGCCGGTAACGCCGGTCAGAAACAGAGATAACAACGCCGTGAGAACGGTCACCCGACGGGAAGAGGACAACCGCCTCCGCGCCTGCGTGTGCGGTTGACGTAAAGCCGTAAGGCTCGATGTATTCGACGTTCTCTTTCGTATCCCCGGCAATCAGTTTTAACCCTGCGGCTTGGCATTTTCTGGAGGAGTCCAGCGCCGCCAGAACGGCACGCGCTGCGAGATTAGAAATCGCCTGCTTAATACCCATCAGAAAACGATCTCCTTTTTCGCCTTTTTGGTTTTTGCTGCGGCGGGCTCCGGAAGATACGCATCAGCGGGCGCGACGCGAAGCTCCGTCGTCGTTCCCTGATCGCCTTTAATGAATGTCACCTCACCGATAATCAACTCCTCGTTATCGAAGCCGCAAAACGGGTCGTAGACGATAACTTTCATATTTGGTGCCCATAATGCGCCGTTACCCTGGCGCCAGCCCTGAACGGTGTAAGTCGTTTCGCGCGTTTTCGCGGCGCGCTGCGCCTGCTCAAACTCACACCGGGCTTTACAGGTCGCCGATGTCGCCGCGCCGCTTTGCTGGATTGTGTAGGGACGGTAACGGGTGATCGCGCTGTCACCGCTTTTTTGTTTAATAGCGGCGATGGTTGCCTCGCCGAAATCGTCGTCCGTTCCCGGTCGCTGTCCGGTAACGAGATACTCAGAGAAACGGTCTTTGATGCTTCGCTCGGTATCACACGACAGGATATTTTCACCGAGAACGAGCGCCGTCGCGGCTTTCGCCGAACCGACGACACCGAGGACGAGTTCGCCCTTTTCGTTGTCATAAACCAGCGCCTGAACCTGACCAAGAAGCCGGTAAAGGCAGTCAATGACCGTTTCGCCGTGCTGCGGCTGCGCATCAATAAGCGCGGTCGTCGGCGCGCCTGCGTCGATGACATTCACTTTAAACGGCGCGGCCAGCGAGGCGGCAATCTCCGCAAGCGTCGCCCCGGAGTGCTGCGCGGGCGTGGCGGTGCAATCAATCAGATCGCCGGTTTTGCTGCGCCCGACAATCGCCATACTTAACGACCGCGCGTCATAGCGGACGGGGGTCGCCTCGATCCAGCCTGTGAGAACAAGGTCGTCACCGATTCTGACCTCGACCGCGTCGCCGTTCTTTATCTGCGGCGTGGACTCTGTCGCGCCGGGCCATTGTCGGGTGATTTCGACGTTAAAATCTCGCGCGGCGCGGTCTACACCTGCGGAAATGCGAACGGACGTCCACCCGCCCCACTCGCGACCGTTCACGCGTAAAAAAACGGTGTTATTCATCGGACGGGAACCCTCAGCGGCACCACCGGCACAAAGCCGGGGTGCGCTATGTTATTGCGATAGAGGATGTCAGTTTCCCGACTGGCGTCGTCGAACCACTGCGCCGCCAGCACAACCGCCGGGAGCGATTCGGACGGTATCCGGGAGACCGTTTTCTCAACCTGCGCCAGACGCGACGAGATATCTTTGTTGAGATCGGCCCGGAGCCTCGTCAGCGCCATAAAAACGGCATCGTCCGTTGTGCGGGCCTGCTCGCTGTCTATCGCCGCATTCAGCGCGGTGCGGATATCCGTTAAGTCGTCCCAGGTTGCCGGAGTGGCGCGCGCCGTGGTGGCGGACTGTGAATCCAGCGCGGGATGACTGATATTGACGATATCCGATACAGAGTTCGCGCCGCCCTGCAATGCGCTGTTACCCGGCGGCGACGGGATTTGCGCGACCGCGCGCGCTGCTTCAGATATCGAGACGACGCGCATCGTCGAGGCGACAAGGTTCGTTTGAGCCTTGCGTGAGGCGGTTGTCCCGCTGTCAGAACTCCAGACGCCGCGAGGTGCTAACCCGGAATCAACCGTTACGCCACTGATGGTCTTAACCATCGTGACCAGATCCGAGGCATCGCCGGTAAGACGTGTCCCGGCCCGCCAGGCTTTTTGCAGGTTACGAACAAAATCATTAGCGGAACTCGGCGGCATCAGGATCACTGACAAATCGCCCTGTACAAGTCGCATCGCGGCGGAGATACCGGAATCCACCATTGTGAACGCGTCGGCGATAACGTCGAACATCTCCGCCGCGTCAGCCAGAACGCCGCTCTGAACAAAATCGCTTAACCCGTCGAGGGAGAACGCCGAGAAAGCGCCGGAGATAGCATCGGCCAGAGAACCCGCCGAGCTGTCGAGGCTCGCGTCGGTTGCCGTGCCGGATGTCGGGAATGTCAGCTCGCCGGACTCAACGAACTGAAACGACACGCGACACATTCGCCCCTCCTGATTGCTGTGCGTCACGCGTACCTGACCGTCGACATTCCCTTTCATTTCGCCGTAATACGGATGAACCAGCGTCGCCGCGCCCTCTGTCTCGATGGCGGCAATAAGCCGGTCGCGCTTCTCGGGGTAATCGTCGCCGATGAGGTAAGCATTGATGGTTATCCGTCGCGCGGCCCGCCCCAAATCCTCGGTAAACGGCTTGTCGCGGTTGGGGTATTCGTGAACCTGAACGCGGCGGCCAAAAATGCCCTCATCGCTTTCAACCTCAAAGGGAACGCCGCGAAAGGAGGCGCTTTGCAGACGCGCGCGCCAGCCGGTTTCAAATGCCATGATCGGCCCTCATAAAAAAACCCGCCGGAGCGGGTTTAACGTGGGTTTCTGAAAGGGGAATATGCGACATCGGTTTTCACCGACATAAACGGATCGCCGGATTTCGGGTCAATAACCCGCATCCCTGGCGGTGCATTTTCAAACGTGACGGTTAACTCGCTTTGTGAGCGGCCTCCGACCGGACGATCTAACGGTATGGACGGCGAATATCCCTGTCCGGAGAAATAACCATCAGCTCGCGGCATTTGCCACCCTGTTTTGTCGTAAACAAAATCGTGGAACTGTTTACCCCATTTATCCATTTTGTCATTCAGACCAAAGCCGCTATTTAACGAATCAGCGGCAAAATTTTTAATCAGCCAGGGGTGTTCTTTTTCGAGCTTTTGAGCGTATTGTCCAAGCTCTAACAGGCCCGCTATCAGGCTGATAGTACCGATGCCCTTCATAGCGGTTGCTGTTCGCCCGACAGCCGCCGTCAAACCGTCCTGCATCCCGATAGCCGTCCTGATATTCGCGATAAATCTCACGCCGATATAAAGCGCGGCAAGCGCGGCCATGGACTTGATAGCTGTCTCCCATCCCCCCATTTTTTGAACAACGTTGTCGATTTCCTGCCATACCTTTTTAATGACCGGCCCGACCTCGTCCCAGTGTTCGATAATCTCGTATGCGCCAAAAACGAGAAGCCCTATCGCCGCTTTAGCGGGACTCATGTTCATGGCGAAATTCATTATTTTAATTGCCCGACTCACTGCACCGGTTGCCGCGGCAACGCCCAGCAAAGCCGCCCCTAATTTAGCGACAGATTTCACTGTTTCAGGATTCTGGCGGATAAACTCAAGTCCCTGCTTCATAAACGGCTTAAGCGCATCAACAGCCTTAACTATCATCGGCAAAAACTCATTCCCGACAGTAATCGCCATCGCCGTAAACTGGTTTTTCAGGATCTGGAGTTGTTTCTCTGTGGTGTGAACGCGCGAGTCGTATTCCCGCTGTGTGGCTCCGGCATATTTGGACGCATCAGAGACAGCATTAAAGTTTTTCCGCAAAAGATCGAGGTTAGTCAGAAGCGGCGCTATCGCCTTGATTGACTCCCTGCCGAAAAGCCATTCCAGCCCTTTGGCCTGCTTATCCTTAGAGACATGGCTCAGTCCTTCAAGAACACGGAGCATCATCCCCCTGCTGTCTTTCTGCATCCCTTTGGCCACTTCCTCAGAAGTCAGGCCGATAGCTTTAAGCACGGCTTTCGCATTACCGGTGTTCGCATTGGTCAGTGCGAGCATGAAATTCTGAACCCCGGTTCCCGCGACGTCAGCATCCACCCCAACGCCGGTAATCGTTGCAGCAATCGCCGCAAGATCACGCGTTGAAACGCCCGCCGTCGTCGCCAGGTTGCCGACAGACGTCACCACCGCGCCGATTTTTTTCTCGGTCGTCGGGCCGGTCATGGCGAGGTAGTTCATCTGATCCGAGAGTGTCATGACCTCGTCTTGCGTCAGCTTAAACGACGTCCTCCACACCGCTAACTGATGTCCGGCATCCGCTGCCGTCATACCAAACCCGACGGCGGCTTTTGTGGCGTCCTCGGCGAAGCGCGTCAGCTCGTTAAACGGGATGCCTGCGTTCCCCGCCTCAGCGACGATCTCGGCGATACCCTCGGCGGCCATCGGGAGCCGCGTCGACATATCGACGATATCGTTTGTCATTTTCTGGAATGCTTTCGGGTCGTGAAGCTCCTCTATTGCCTTGCGGGCGTCGGCCATGTTGTTTTCGAGGCCCATCGCCTCTTTTGAGGCTCCCGCTATTGCTCCGAGAATGGCGCTCCCTGCCACGCCTGCACCGACTGCTAGCCCCGAGAGCTCTTTCTGAAATCCCTTTAGCTGGCGTTGCATCCCCTTTAGCGGAGCGGAAAGGCGATCAACGGCGGTGATAATCGCCTTCAGCTCGAATGAATCAGCCATTGCCTTTTAACTCCTCATTAATGCGAACGGCTTCGGCCTCCATCTCGGCGAAATCCGTGATGGAGGCGCGTTTCAGCTCTAAAGGGTTTACTCGCCAGAAATGCGCGATGTTGTAGAGTCGCCGGCGGAGTCCGCTTCCGTTTCCGTTTCCGAGGACGTAAAAAAACCCATGATATGCATGGAGATCATGAACACATCACGGAGCGCCAGTTTTTCAGCGGAACTGCGGGGAATCCCCGCCAGCGCGGGGATGTATTTCAGGGCGACGGCGCTGTCGATTTTCATCGCACCATCCGCGCCCACATTGAATGGGAAGCCGAGCGCCTCGACCTCATCGAAGCGCGGCGGGCGGAGTTCCAGTACATGAAGTTTCTCGCCATGCGCCATGACTGGCTGTGAAAGTGTAATTTCTTTAATCACTGGTAAAAGCCCTCCTGACCGTGAAACTCAATGTCGACCGTACCGTCCTCGGGGTTATAGTTCATTTCGCCATTCACCCAGGCGTTAGAAAGGACATACACGTCCCCGTTGGCAAGTTCGCTCGTTACCGTCATGTTTTCCGAGCTGATAAGCTTATCGCGCGGGAACCCCTTCGGAACTTTCGCGGTGAGTTTGGTATAGGGTGCGCGGTGCGTTTCTTTGTAGTCGACAGAGCCATCAAGAGCGATCACGTCCTCTTTAAGACGCGTGTTCATAGGAAGCTCCACGCCGCCGGTTGCGGAGAGCTGGAGTCCGTCAACTTTGATGTAACAGGTGCCTGCAATCTTACCCATTTGCCATTTCCTCATTCGAATACTGGAGGCGGAACTGATTTTTAAGCGCGAACACGCGGAGCTGATTCACATAATCAGGCGGGAACAGCACATCAACGCGGTTCGGGTCGTCAGCGTTACGCTCAACAATCAGGTATTTTTTGAACACGTCGAAATTCTCGACGATACCGGCAAGCTCCATTTCGCGATAAGCGGCGCAGATTTCGCCGCGTAACACGGACGGAGTGACAATCGCCTGACCAGGCCCGAAGCGAGTCCCGTCATTCGCGAGCTTGTGTCGCGGATATTTGGTCGTGATGACCGATTTCAGCTTGCGCAGAACATAAGCGGAGGTGTGAAGCGTTTCACTGTCAAGATAGCTGTTATCCGCCACGCCGAATTTGTTCTTCTGATAGGTCGTGATATCACGCTCGATAAGAAGCGTCCCGCTGTTAACGGTCGAGCTGGCGATCCCGTGAGTCAGCAGGGACTGGCGCTCGGTCATGGAGAAACGCTCACCGACCGGAGCCGGTAACGCGCCGGTGATCTCGCCGGTCTGCGTCGGTCGGGCCGGATCATTGCGAATAAACACCGCCTGACGGCCCAGGCGGGACGCGAGAAGCTCTTCCGGCGCGGTCTGCGTTTTTGGCTCATAACCCGCAATGGTGAGGTGCGGGTCGTTAAGCGCTTCACCGAACGCGACAAGCTCCGTCAGTGGGCCAATTTTGGCGGTGTAAACATGCCCGTAGAGCTGTCGTGACCAGCTCCAGCGGCCCGAGGAATCATTCATCTCCTCGCCCATCTGCTTTAACGTCGCCGCGTCGTTATACGGCAGACCAATAAAATCGAACGGCTCGTCACCCATCGCGGCGATCACGTTGTCGAGACTGACCACGCCCGCGCCGTCCTGCATCGCGGACAGGGAAACCGTCAGACCGTCCGGGATTTCTTCGCCGCTGATCGCGCCGTAATAATTCAGCATCAGCGGGATCTGATTGCCCGCCTCGCCGCTGTATTTTGCGGTCAGCGTGACTTTTGCCCCGACAACTTCATCGCCAGCGCGGGCGGAAGTCGCTTTCTTGAGGCTTCGTTTGGCTAACCGTGTTCCGTTTTTCTCAACAGTAACTTCGCACACGCCAGAAAGCCCCGAACCGTCGGTCGTCGTCGCGGTAACGTTGGCGGCACCTTCGGCAACACCGGTAATGGTGCCGTCATCGTCAACCGTGGCGATCGCGGTGTCGTCGGATTCCCAGGAGAGGGTTTTATTGGTGGCATTGTCGGGAACGATGGTCACGTCGATGCCTGCGCTTTCGCCGGTTTTGATGGTCAGCGTCGGGGCGACCGTCAGCCCGGTGATTTTTACGTCACTGGTAACAGCAGTCGCGGACGCCAGAACAGGCAGATCGGGATCGGCATTGATGGCATCGGCCAGGGATTGCGCCGCATCCAGCGCTGAATCGCCGGACGTTACCGCGCCCGCGATACGTTTGGATCCGATATACAGCGAGACCGCGCCCGACGCGTTAGCGCTGCCGGAGAACGTCACCTCACCAACCGCCGGAGCCCCTTTCGGGTCAGAAACGGCGATAACATACAGCTCGCCAAACGGATCGGTTTTGCGATAGGCGTCCACCATGCGCGCCAGCGGTGATCCCTGTCCGCATAACTTGCGCGCCTGATCGGCGGTCGGCATCAGAACCAGCTTATTACGCTCGATGGCTGCATCTTCCAGCGCCTGACCAATCAGAAGCGCGGGCGCGGAGGTCTGCGCGGTGTTGGCCTTACTGTTATCCATTTCCGCATAAAACAGCGGAACGCGGATATTTGAGGGGATGGAATCAAAACTAACAGACATTTAATCGCCTTTTTTTTGAGAGGTTTCTTTTACGTCACCGTCCCGGAGACGGCGGAGCCAGTAGGAGTTTTTTTCGACATTTCTCCCCTTTTCGGGCAAAACGTCGCCCCGGAGCGGATCGGGGACTTTCCGCCCTTTAACTGGAATAACAAACATGAGAGTTACTCCGTGAAGTGGATTTCGTCGTGATGCTCGATGTCGCCGTCCGGCCCGTTGCCGGGGTCGATAAAGTCCACATCGACAGCCACCGTTTCGAGCGGGACAAGCTCGTCCAGATCGCGGTGATGGCGCGTGTCTATGTCGGTTATTTCCCGTTCAGCGGTGAAATCGAACTGGTAATAAAGCGCGGCGCGGTTCATTTCGACGACCTGCCCGCCGTCATAGGTGATCTGGTGTGTGCAATCGTCCGGCTCCCATCCAAGAATCGCGCCGAATATCTCCGCCCGGATTGAATCGACGGCATCAAACGCGGCGGTTTGGCCGCGCAAATCCCGCCTGTTATCAAGCACGACAACCACGGCAAAACCCTCATTCACAACCTGGTAGTAGTCGGTTTGCGACTCCTGGCGGGAGACGGTATCGCCGGTCGGAATGACGTAAGCGGCGGGGAGCATCATCTTTGCATTAGACTCCAGCGCCTGAAACTCAGCCGCGCCCGCGACTCGTGATTTAAAAGACGGAGCCCGCGATCTCAACGCCTCGATAATTAACGATAATTTCATGCCCTTACCCTCCTGACTTTCGGCGGCCGCAAGGCTTTTCGTAACGCGCGTTGCAGTGTGTAGCGCGTCCAGGCTTTGCGACGCGCTAACACTTCGGTCATGTAGTTATTACGTGGGGCCACCTTCCACCCGGAGCCGCCGGATTTGCCTTTGTGGTGCGAGCGCTGCCGCTTCGCGCCACGGCGAACGCCGTAGAACAGGAAAGCCGGGTAAAAGTCGCCCTCAATACGGCGGTTTCCCTCGCCCCGTTTCTGGTTCGGTGCGATACGCACCATCATCCCGGAACGGTTTTTCGAGGCGCGCGGAACGTAATAACCGATTGAGCGCGCCAGCCTGCCGGTTTTGTATCCGGGGTTTTCGCCGGGTTTCGACGTCCCCCGTTTCATTACCAGCCGACGGGCGTCCCGCATGTGAACCTGACCGATTTTGACGAACGCGCGGCGCATGACGGGGCGTTTAAACTCCATCTGCTCCGGGACGTCATAATCGATGTGAAAGAGAGGAGAATCAGCCATACACCGCCCCGCTGTAGTGATCCGCGTCGCCGAGGCTCTCGCACTCCAGAAGCAGGAACCGACGCTCGGAATTGAGATCGCGGATTCGCCGGACACGCAAAACCTCACCTCCGGGTAACACGATTTGCCACTCGCTCGACATGCCAGACCGGTAGCGGATCGTGATGAGGTGCGTCACGGCTTCGCCGGTCTGAACAGAGGACTGATAAGTCGTTGCGCCGGTTTGCTGGACTCTCGCCCACGCCCGGAACGTGTCGATCTCCTCGCTTTCCGTGCCGAAATCAGCCGCCGGTGAATCAACGCGCTTTCTGAACTGAACGCGTCGGTTAAGCTCTCCGGGGTCGGGAAACGAATAGCGCGTCGCTGTCTGTGACGGGCTTCTTTTCATAGCGGGATAAACCTGTATGCATCGACAAGCCATTTAAACGACTGCGGCATCTCTGTCATTTCCACATCAGACGTTGATGATCGGTTTTCATAAAAATGACTACAGAGCATCAGCATTGCTTGGCGGATATCGTCAGAGACGACGAGTCCGTCCTCGTCAGTGTCGGGGACTTCCGTCGCGTATAACCTGCGGTTGAGGTAATTCGAGGTGCGGGCCTCAGCGGCCCCGCCGAGGAGGGTTAAAAGCGCGTCCTCCTCGGTGAAATCCTCCTCAATCCGCAACTGCGCTTTAATTTCTGAAAGGGAAAGAATCACGGCTCGGCCTCAATAAAAAACGCCCCGGAGGGCGTTATTTAGATTTAGTTCGCTTTTCCGCTGTGACAGTGACGGCGCAGAAAGCAGAAACGCCGGAGCCGTCCGCCGCTGTCGCGGTAACGTCTACCGGGCCGCCCTCAGCGACGCCAGTCACAACGCCGGAGGCGTCAACGGTTGCGATGGCTTCGTCTCCTGACGTCCAGTTAAGCGCCTTGTTTGTGGCGTTTTCAGGGGTGACACTTGCTTTAATTGGCGAGGTTGCCCCGACCGCGACAGAAAGCGCGGTCGGATCAAGTGTCACCCCGGTTACTTTGCCCCTTCTTTACCGACTAGCGCTTTAACCGCTGCGGCATCTTCGAGAGCGCAGTCGAAGCGATGGAATGCAAGGAAACCGACCTGATCATATTCCGCGTAACGCTCAGTGAGTCGCATCAGGGTCATGTACGCCACACGGCGTAAGATGAAGCGGTCAAAGTCACCGCAATACACGAACTGTTTACCCGCGCCAATATCGGCAATCGCCTGATCGATAACGTAAGGCACGTTGAGCACGGTCGCCGGTGCCATACCAACCACATCCGGGAGCCAGAGCGGGCGGCCCTGCGCATCTTTCATAGAGGAGATTTTCAGCAGGGTATTGTCGTTAAATGCAAAGCGGAATTTCGGCGAATTGCGGTAGGCCGGATCGACGCTGTGTTTCAGCGCGAGCAACTCCTCCCAGGTGAACGCGTCAGCGGCTGCGGCGGTCGTGGTTTTCTTCACCCACTTAGCCAGGCCTTTAACGTTTTTACCGGTGCCGTCGCCGTTAACGATTTGCGCCGCTTCGCCACGGCCCAGGCGCTGCGCGATACGTGCGGCCAGATAGCCGTTCATGTCGATGCCGCTATCCAGTAACAGCTCGTTAGAAACGCGGATAATTTTCGACGTCATTTTTTTGGCACCGATAGTGATCGGCTCGAAAGTGACATCGCCTTCGCTCGCTTCCTCGTTCTCTCCGAGCATCACGCCCATATCAGCGGTGCCGTCACTGTAAGTCCAGTCGATATCCTGACCGTTCGAGGTGCTCAGAATCTGGCAAACACCCGCGATCCCGCCGTAGGCTTTCATTGCCTCAACGACACGGTTTCGAAACTGTTTCGGCACGGTGAAACCGCCTTTAGAACCGCCTCCCTCGCCATCGTCGATACCCTGGGCGCGAAACTCTTTCAGAGTGCGCTTTTCTTCCGTTGACAGCTCGCCTAAACCGTGGCGGACAAACTTGTCAAAAACAGCGGCGCGACGTTCATCTTCGGAGCCCTCCGAGTTGTTGCGGTGTTCGGGTTCGTTTTCGGCTGCGAGGATATTATCCATCGCGCGGAGTTCTTCCTCGCGCTTAATCGCCGCGTCGAGCTTGTCGTATTCGTGCTTTGCATTGTCCCACTGGCTGCGCTGCTCCTCAGTCCAGGACGCGTCGCCGATTTTTTCGTTTAGGGCGCGCATTTCAGCGGCGATAGTGACGCGTTTTTGCTGCATTTCGTGCAATTTCATAAGATCTATCACTCTTTTTTCAGATATAAAAAAACCCCGCCGAAGCGAGGTTGTTTAATGAATTGTTTATTTAAAAATTATGGTCGCGCTATCAGGTCGAGAACACGCTCGCGAGCGGCTTTCTCTGTCGCCTGCTTTTGCCGCGCCTCAGCGCTGCGCTGATCCTGCTCTGCCTGTTGGCTGCGCCACTGCTCCAGCGAACGGACGGCGCTGTCGGCCTCCTGATAAGCCGGATAGGTGACAGGCGAAACGTCCAGCAAGCGGGAAAAGCGAGTAATTTCGCGAACGACGACGCCGTCTTCATCCTGATACCAGCGTTCGCCATCGTGGGCGACACGGAACGCAAAGGAGCTTTGTGAAATGTCTCCGCGCTGCATCGGCGCGAGAACCAGATCGCGGATTGTCTGCGTTTGCGGAGCTGTGATTTCGTAACGCAAGCCTCTGTCGTCGACAGAGAGGGACAACGTCCCCGCCGAGGTGCGTCCTAAAATAAAATTCGGGTCATGGTTAAACAGGGCGCGAACATCGTCGCCGAGGACATCGTCAAACGCTCCCGGCTTAATCACTTCGCGGAACGAGCCGAAAATCAGCTCTGAACGGCTGTTAAATACAGACGCATAGCCAATAATTTTGGTTGGTTCGCCCTCAACCTCAGCGGCGCGGACTTCACCAACGTAACAGCGCTTTTCAATATCACTCATTGTCAGGGTTTCCCTCCGGGGTTTTGTCTTTACTTCCGCTTGTCTGCGCGGCATTAACCGAAACGAGCATTTCATCAAGCCCCGGAACCGGATTTTTATCTTCCAGCGCTCGCACTTCGTTACGGCTTAACCAGCCGTCGGTGATCGCGTAGTGGTAGAACTCGGCTCGCTCTTTCGGCGTACCACGCAACAACCCGGCCAGATTGAATTTGACGTAATGACCGGCGGCCAGCTCCTGCCGGGTAAAAAGGCGGCGGTTTAGCTCCTGCTCCCAGTTAACAACCCACGGCATAATCGTGAATCGCACGAACTGAATCGACTGCTCGGAAATGTTGGAAAACGTCGCTTTTTCGAGGTCGTTAATCATGTGCGCCGGCACATTGAAAATCCCCGCTATCATGCTGCGGTTTAGCTTCATCATTTCGACGAGCTGCGCGTCTACCGGCGATATGGTCAGGGCTTTGTAATCCAGTTCGGCAGGGAGCAAGAGCGTTTTGTTTTCCTGCGAACGGAGCGCGGCAGCGGCTTTCTGCCAGATTTTTTTAAGCCGATCCCACGATTTATCGTTCAACTCCTGCTTGACGGACACTATCCCCGCCGGGCGCGCGTTGCCGTTAAAAAAGCTCTCTGTGTACTTCTGCCCTGAGAGCCCCAGGCCGATGGTTTGCGCGTGCTGCATAATCGGGGAGAGTCCCCATTTGTCGCAGTTACCAATCGCCTTAATGTGAACCATATCGTCGGGGTGAACCGACCAGCTTCCTTCCTCGGTGTAAATACCGTAACGCCAGCGGCCATCAAATTTAATCAGGCACGATTCCCACGGCATCCGGTGCGCCAGCTCGATAACCTCGCCGCGCCGGTTGCGTTTAATCTCCGTGTAAGCATTGCCCCACCCTAAAACGTGGCGTTGCATCAGCTCGCGCCATTTATACGAGGTTTCCCACGGGTTAGGCTCGTCATGAACGAGATAGAAAACCGGGTGTTCTGTTGCCTGCCGAACGGTTTTCCCCTCGCGCCGCAAAACGTGTAGCGGCATTTGTGCCAGGTTCGACGAGAGCACATAAATGCAGGAATAGACCGCCGCCAGTTTCATCGCCGTCTCAGGAGAGACAAAAACGTCAGAAATCATGCCGGAGGTTGTCGCGATGTTCTCGCCTGTCAGCGGTGTGGCAGGATTTTCTGGATTACCCGGCTCCGCGTTAGGGTCTGAACGGAAAAACGCGTCAAGGAACATCAGCGCCCCCTTTTGCGGGCCATCGCGAGACCGTTTAAAAGCAGGCCACCGCCCGCGACAGCCATCGCCGGAGCCGTTCCCCACCGCAAATAACAAGCGGAGATAAGCAGGCAGAAGCCCACAACGCCGAAAACGTCGTGTAATTTCATAGCGTTAAAATATCCTCATCATCAAGATTTGAAAGGAAATCACCTGGCTCGTTGAGCATGGCCCGGCCAACCCCCATCATCATTGCTACTGCGCCGTCGATTTTGTTCTCGTTGCCCTCTTTGGTCGGTCGGACAACGTCATCAGAGCCTGCGTAATACTTGCCGACAACATTCTGGATGCACCAGGTCAGGATCGGATTCCCGTCATGATGGAAACGGCCAGCCGCGAGCGCGGCCTCGATTTCTCGCATCGGGTCGGACATGTTCGTAAAGTTCTGCGTAATGGTGACAGGATTTAGCCCTTCATCGTTGAGCATATGCGCCAGTGACGTCGCGCCGTAAGGGTCGATGGGGCATATCTCGATTTTCACCTTGTCACGGAGCCTGAGAATCGACTCGAAAATCACCCGATAATCGACCTCTGCGCCATCGGTCGGGATCAGCACACCTTGATTTACAAACGACTGATAGCGCTCGGCGGTGCGTTTTAGCTGCGGATCTGTTGAGTAGACCGTATCCTCTGGCACCCAGAACTGAGCGCCGACGCAGTAAAAGTGTTTAAGCCCGTCGATTTCCCGCATGAACACAGGCACCACGGCGTTGAGGTCGAGCTTTGAAGCCAGGTCTATTCCGAGGTAACAAGGTTCCCCCTCAAAATCCGCCAGCTTCAGCGACGGGTCGGCGGCCTCCTGCCAGCGCTGCATGTTGTAAAACGCGGCTTTACTTGATACCCACAAATTAAAGTGCTTTGTGAGGATCTTGTTAGTCTGGCTCGGGGTGGTTTTTGCAAGCTCCTGCTTGGCGCGCAGAAATTCAGGCTTGAGCGAAACGCCAAGGTTAGGGTTCGCTTTCCGAATGGCTTCCTCAGAGGTCCAGTCGTCATCCTTATCAAGGGTGTAAATGATGCCGAAAATCGTCTCATTTGCACCGTCAGAGCGAATGCCTTCAAGAATTTCTACCACCTGTGAGCGCTTGTCATAACAGGGCGAGGCAATATCGTAGCCCGCTGTCGTGATGATGAGCGTCAGGGGCTGTTCACGCGCCCCTTGCCCGGTCGTCATTGTCGTGTAAAGCGCATCTGTGGCGTGTTCGTGATACTCGTCGATAATCGCACAGCTCGGCGAGTCACCATCACCAGGGTCGCCGACAATCGGCGCAAACACCGAGCCATCTGGCCGGGTCATTTTTTTTGCCCACGGCTTTATTGAGAAGCGCTTACGCAGCGCCGGGAGTTTCTGCACCATTTGGCGCGCAGGTTCAAAGACTTTAAACGCCTGCTTTTCTGTCGTGGCTCCGCAGTAAACTTCAGCGCCGTGCTCGTCGTCCGCGCAGAACATGTAAATGCCCACGCTGGCAGCAATGAGTGATTTCCCGTTCTTACGGGGAACCTCGATGTAAATCTCCTGGAAGCGGCGAAGTCCATCTGATTTGCGAACCCAGCCAAACGAAACGCAGAAACAAAACTTTTGCCAGTCCTCCAGCGTCAGCCGGAGCTTTTTACGGGCCCATTCGCCGGACGTGTGGGGCATTTTTTGCGAGAAGCGACAAAAACGCTCGGCTTTATCTCTGTCGAACCTGTATGGCCAGCGCTGATCTTTGGCCCGCTCAAGGTCATTAAGATGGCGCTGACACGCGAGCTTTACATAACGGCAGGCGAGAATCTTCCCGGCGACAACATCCCGCGCGTAGCGATTCGCGTCGTTAACGTTCGGATAGATCGCCATAAGTTAAAACTCATCAAATTCATTTCCCTCTTCATCGTCAGGCGTACCCGCGCCGAGCATACGCGCACGACTCATAGGGTCCAGGCCCAGCAACGAGCCAAGCCTGGCTATCTGCGCTACGGCATCGTTTCGAACATTAATCGCGGGATGTTTTTTGATGCCGCTCTCGCCGGTAGCGATGATTCCACTGGTTGCGATCATCTTCTCGGCTTCGATCATGAGGTGAAATGCATTGCAGTAGGCCATGAGGACAGGAGCGTCCTCCGGTTCAAATAAACCACGCTCAATAAGTATCTTTGAGGTGCTTTTCCAGACCTTCACCGCCACGGCGCTCATTAGCTCTTGTGGCGGTCTGATATTTGTAATTGAGCTTTTGCCGCTTACAGGGAGATTCTTCTTTCGACCTCCACCCGCGGCCCGGACTCCGGCCATAAATTCACCTCCTGGCTGAGCAAAAAACCGGCGGAAAGCCTCCCGGAAAAAAATTCTTATTTCTCACGCGTAAAAATTTAGCGGGGCGGGCAGTCTGGAGCGCTTTATTCACCAGAGATTAACCCCCGCCCCTCCCGGCTCACTCTCCCTGATGCCCTGCATCCTTCACCGCATCACGCTCAGTCGCTCTCTCGCGGTTTTAGCTTTGTGATGTTCTGTGCAAATGCATTCGAGATTGCTCGGGTCGTCTGTACCCCCATGAGCCTTAGCGATGATATGGTCGACGCTTGAACCGGGACGAATGACGCCCTCACGCTTACAGGTCTGACACAACCCCTTGTCGCGCTTGATAACTGTGTTCCTTACCTTTCGCCACTCAGCACCATAGCCTCGCTGTGCTGCTGACTGCCCTTTATTGTGCCGATCCCAGCCAGCGCCTTTATGCACTTCGCAGTATCCGCTTCTGTCTGTAGTTGATTTACCGCATCCACGTTTACGGCAGGCTTTAGGAATTCTTGGGGGCATGCGCAATTCCTTTCAGTAGGATTACAGAAGGCAAACCACACGAAAGATGTTCTCTATTGCTGTAACGGATAACACTTTAATCCGACATTGCTTTGGCTAAGGTCTATGAGGTTATGCAACAGCAATATTTCATATAAACCTTGTTTGTCGCAGGCATAAAAAAACCGCCAACAGGCGGGTGAATGGATGCCAAAAAATCAAAGCTGTACAAGTTTAGGTTTTTTTAGCGCCAAATTTTCTTAACGTAACATTAATTATTTTCATTCAAAAATATTGATCCCACAAGGTATATTAGAATTAATTTTTAATCCAATGTCTATTAAGATAAGGCAATGCCACTTCAAAAAAATTGATTGAAATAGAAGATGCATTCCATATACAGGAATGACCACACGTTATGCTACATTTCTTGATGTACAGGTTTGGTGAATGTGTATAGGTTTGTGAAACGGTATATCACCGTAAGTAACGAATGATGCTTTGCATCGCCTCTGAAGGTGTAAGGATTTCCACCTTCAGAGGTCCTTTTTTGATGTGTTCACATCCGATCAGACTGTAACTTCCCTACGAGGCAATGAACAGTCTCTAATATTCTTAAATTATGAGGCTACATATGGCACCCTCAGTATCCGCAGATTCTCAGCTTGTCGACTACTTTGCTGCTAATGGCGATCAATACCTTTGCGAAAAAGTTATCATCTCAGAAATCCGCTTAGAACTGACTGCAAAAAAAAACAGTGTTACCAATAAAGATATCATCCTTGCTTTGATCTACAGACTTCAGGTTGAGCATAACGAGGTAAAGAAAGATCTCCTCCGCAACGCATTAGAGATTGTTGTCCAGCGCACTCCAGACGACATTCAGTCCTGACCGGGTTCCCAGATAACTATTAAAAGAAAGCTGTTCCCTTGCATCACCATTTCAGCCTCTGATCATACAGAGGCTTTTTTTATCTTAAACACTGCTCTTTGATGGACTGCTGCAAGAAATTTACTTGCCCTGTGATGGTGCCGATTCGCTCTTTGAGGGTGAAATAATCCCGTTCAGCTGAGTCAGTAAGCCAGGGCGGGTTACATCATCCATGCTGGTTGCATCGAACGTAACGTTTGCTGAGCAGGTTGTGCTGGGCCGCAACTTCTTACAACTAACGGCCGCTTATCCCTGTGGTGGGACTAGTATCTTCCATACCATCTTTATTCAGCTTTAATTCACAATTAAGTTCCATTTAAGTTGCTTATGGTTATGTGAAGTAACTCACCCCAAAATATGCAGAATATATCCAGCTTCCTGAAGCTTTTAGGATGAATTTGATTGTCCCCATTAACTGCGTTGTTAATGTGAACTAAAGAAAAGGAGAGCTTAATGAAAAACGTGATTTACAGCATGCTTGCAAAGATTTCCAAAATGGATGCAGAAACGAAGCAACTGACTGCGCAGGTAGAAGCTCAGGCTCTACTATTAAGTGCGATGTTGATTACAATTGGTAAAGGTGGCAGTTTTTAGGAAATGATTGAATCCGTTAAGCAAGCAATCAACGCAGCACTGGACTCGGAAGGTAATTCTTTCAAATCCGAAACGACAGTTTTGCTTACTCAATTCAACGCGCTACTGTCGATCGCAGCCTCTCTAGATAAAAAAGATCCTGAACTTGACGTATCTGGACTCCTCAAGCTCACCTCTTCACTATCGAGCGACAAAGGCCTTTAAAAGGGTCTAGTACTTCGGAAAAGACGTACCCCTAGGTGAATAAATCACGATGGCCTTTTCAATATCTTCCTGCGAAGGCTCTAGTTCAGAGATACCGATAAGATAAGGTATGCCGCTATCAGATATGTATGTTGTGATAAAAAATGTAACGGTTCTGGTTTCGTGTTTAATGGGTATATGGTGAATGGCTCTTGCACGATTTGCTATCGTCAAAATTTCGCCATTCCAGCCCTCACCGAAGAGCATGACATCATTCATAATTATTCCCAGCGAACATGGGCTAGAGAAAACCCATCTCGTTACAGAAAAGGCCACGCAAAAGCGTGGCCTTTGTTTATCGCTTAGCTGGGCTTAACGAAGTCAACACTCAGGTGCCACCGGAAAATGTCGACGTTCGGCCAATTAAACTGGCTTCAATACACTCATCTGGTGTTGGCAGGTGAACCGAAGTTACACGAAGCTTAACACCAAATCGGAAATAACTATCGAAAATTTTAAAACAATTGATAGTAACAATCAATGTATCGTAGATTGGCTAATTTTGGACGTTAATAGGGGGAATTAACTTAAGGCAGAGGATATGCGCACCTTGTCAGAAAAGCTCTTCCCTTATCAGGTGATTACCTACAATAAAGACCATAAAAAAGCAAAAACAGGGTTTTACAACTCATAAATACGCCTATTTCAGAGAATTATACCAAGCCTGCCATCGGTATTTGTCGAGCCTTAACTGTCTTAAGCACTTTGCGGTTTCTACATCAGCCAGTAAATCTTCGTCACTGTTTCTACCAGCATTACTTGCTTTGCATGGGGGCTCCATCAAATCCGCTGAGGGAATTGGCAGCGTCAATGGCGCGCTGCCGCAACTGCACAGCATCATTGTCAAACTTACACACAGTACGATTTGGAGACTGGACATATTTAATTACATCACGATTGATAACATGGTAAACGATTTTTCCTTCGTGACTGGTGCGAGCAGCTTTAATCTCAGAAGAACGAATCATATCTTCAGCTTTTGCTTTCTTTCTTGCCGCCATCGCGTTTACGTAATCAGAGTGGGCATTCCAGCCAGCGCGCCAGGAAAGTAAACCCGTGAGCATAAAAAGCAGTACATAGATTACAAATTTTCCAATGACCTTCATTACCGATCCCACATGCAAACCTGATGTTCAACTTCTCGCCTGCTCATCAACCCTCTCCACTTCTTGCCCCCAGCGTAAATCCAGCGCTTAAGCTCGTTACATGCCCCGACATAATCACCGTCGTTAAGCTTTTTCATCAGAGTAGATTTGATAGCTGCTGAGGGGCCGACGTTATAGGCAAATGAGTAGATAGCGGCGCGTTGGGTATCAGTAGTGTTTACTTTGATGTGCGGATCAATCTGGCGAGCGATATGTGTCATATCAGCTTGGGTAAGCGCATCACACTCGGCATCGGTGTAACGCTTTCCCGGAATAATGTCTTTGCCGGTATGTCCATCACAGACCGTAAGAACGCCAACCACATCCCGATAAGGCACATACTCGCGCCCTTCTAAGCCGTCTTTACCAGCAACCATTGCGGTGGCAATGGCAATAGCCCCACCGCCCACAGCTGCGACGATTCGTTGTTTTAATGCCGGGGACATTATTCTCCCCTTGCGGCTTTACGCCGATCTTCTTTGAGTTTGAAATAGAGGTTGGTCAGGAAGGTAAGGAAACCGAATACCAGGCTGCCGAGTACACCAATAGCCGCCCACTGTGATGGGGAAACTTTATCGAGGAGCTGGAGCACCCAAAACCCGGCATTACCTACAGATGTACCATAGGCAATGCCTGTCGTTAATTTATCCATTTGATACATACTCTCACCTCCTCTGTTCAGGGAAGTGTTCTGTGTTAAGACAGGAGTGGAACGGAGATAAGGAAAAGGGCAAAAAAAAGCCAGCTCGGACAAGCTGGCCTTAAAAGGAACCTCATAAATAATAGTGCCGGGTGCTTCCCGGTGAGACTTTGACTGGCAACAAAGTCTCGCATGCTGCTCACCCTTGGACTTAGCCAGTAATGCCCCGCCGCACAGGGGGATTCACCATTAAAATTGTTGGATGTCTATCGCGCATGCCAATGCAACGATGGCAAAAATTTAGCATTGGGCCCTAAATTTTCAAGCCATTACCGATTAATAAAATTTTACCCAAAAAAAAGCCAGTTCGGCAGAACTGGCAACATGCGTGACTTCAGGACGCTCCATAGCCCTTGTTCTGTAACGTACTATTCTCCCCTGAGTTGGTCAGGTGCGGCACATCTCAATTTTAACAATGAAGATGGACTCGGCACTCAATACCGGAAGAATTCGCTACAGCTAATTATTTGCACCATGTGAGGGGCGCGCTTTAAAAGTAGCAAGTCCTGGGACGAAAAGGATCGCGGGCATTAACGAAAAAGGTTTTATTTTCATATCGTGATTATTATCAACTTTTAATTTCCAGCACGTTTGCAAAGTTGGAACGCCAGATAACATGAAAAGGCCACCTCTCACACAAAAAGCTCTATACCCAAACAACAGGGCGGTTATTGAACGTGCCTATGTTAAGGAGCAGGAGCGTATCTCTTTACTGGACGTCAAAAGAGTTTTTGTAGGAAAGCCAATCATGCCAGACGTTCTCTGGGTCAACGTCAGGATAACCACGGCTCTCATTCATTTTTAAAGCGATATCGTCAGGCATTACCATACCGACTGCATTATCGCGCAGTGTCTCAACCTCTTGTTGCGTCAACTCACGACCGAGTTCTTTCTCTTTTGCGGTAAGTAAAACGATGAGAGCCGGAATAAATACCAGTGCCATTTGTTGCCTCTGAAGGTATCGGTAATGGAAGCTATATTATCCGATGGCATATGTCGCAGAAACAAAAAACCCGCACAAGGCGGGTTAGATACAACAGAGGCAAAATAACATAATTTAGATAAATTTACCGGTTTTAGTTCGGTTTTGCAATAACTTGTTTGTAATTTGCCACCTTCTGCATCGAACGTGTTTTTGCTGCATCTATTACGGCCCTCTTATCCAGATACAGAAAATTGGCTCTCATTTGCGCCCACCGTGCGGCATATCCTTCAGACCACGTAGATTTTGTTACCCCAACCATCTGCGCCAGCTTCTGGGCTTTGTAGCAGCCTTGCGGCTCATTTCTTAACTCGCGTTTAACGTCCTGCGCCGCCAGCCATACCAACGCACGCAACCGCTCCAGTGTCTTACCGGCGATGCGCTGTCCTTTAAGTTCCTCGCTGAAAGCCTCCCATCCCCAGCGTACTATCTCGACCTGATGTGCGTAACGGATGTTTTCGGAGTAACACCAAAGCAACCAGGCGCATTCGACTTCATCAAGCGCCAGTACAGCCCGACGCCAGCTTGCGGTAGCGTATTCGACGGGAAGCACCAGCACGATTGATGAACCTTTGGCTCTGGACTGCACTCCCGGTACGGGTGGGTTATGTAAGGTGATCATCTCCCCGGTTTCCTCATCCCTAACCTTCAGGCGCTTTCGCTTGAAGCGGTTAGTGGCTAATTGAGCGTTTTCTGCGAACGCAACGAGTTGCCCCTTGGTTGACCCGCTTAAATCAGCGGTCGCGGTAATGAGTTGCTGACGGATGTATTCGTAATCCTGTGCTATCACTCTTCAATCTCCGTGACTTTAATACCCAGACGTCCACCGGGAATGACTTCCCCGCGTATTACTTTCAGCTCGTCTATTTGCGAGTCGTTTTGCATGAAACCGCCCTTCTCTAGTGAGTCGCAGACCGCTTTGAGAATATTGTCGATATCGCGGCGGCGCTTATCAGGCATGTTCGCGATAATGAGCAGCCTCAGCCGCGCAGAGGTGTTTATGTCGAGCTTGAGGATATGCAGGATCTCCTGCACTGCCCGACGGTACTCGCGGCCTTTCTTATTGATGTAGGTAATGCCATTTCCACGCCGCCAGTAGTCGTTAACACTTGGTGGATACGGCAATATGAATTCATAGGTGTTCGTCATTTGGGCACCACCAGACCGCGCCGCGTCAGTTCCCGAAGCGTAAGCACGATGGCGCGGTCCATTAATGCGCGACGCTCCTCTCTTGTCAGTTCGCAGCCGTTATCGATAGCATGATGACAGTCAACACAGAGCGCTGCCGTCAGGCTGTCATCGACCTTAAGGCCCATGCCTTTGTCCTCGTTGCGATGTGCCGCCTGTACACCCCAGCGGCGGCAAAGGACGCAACAATCTAACTGGCGAACGGCGGCCAGCCATTTAGCGCTTCGATAAATACTCTTCACCCTCACCTCCACATCCGCTGTTGAAATGTAGTGTCCTGCCGTGGCGGATATTTGCTTTCCGGCAGCAGCACGCGAACAACGAATGTCTTACAGTCAGCAGACAGAGACCGCTCCGCTTTCATACCGCGTTTGCGATACTGGCGAAGCAGCTCGTCGGCCTCTTCTGCGGTGCAATCTGAGTGTTCAAACCATCCCATACGCATGATTAAGCCTCCTGCTCTGCCCGGAGCTGCGCATATTCACAGTCCTCGGGAATAGTGAGGCGGCAACCGATGCTCAGAGCCCAAGCTTCAACTTGCGAGAGGAAGAAATGCATCTCGCCTGTGTCGAGTTCGGAGGTGTGACGAAGGGAACTGATAATGGTTTTCTCGCCGGTAATGACGTCGGTCATCTCACGGCGTTCGTAACCGAGATAGGAATGCTTCAGCGCGTCCTTAACCCACGCAGGAGAAGCAAAGGATTTGCCCCGCTTAATGAGATAGTCACTGATTTCAGCAAACCACATGTGCGCCAGCGCATTTTGTGAAAGGCTGCGAGTTTCGCGCCACGGTCTGATGATCAGGCGGTAGCAATCGCCATTAGCCAGTAGCGGCTGCAATTGCTGGCCGATGGAAGCGAAGTTGGATTTGTGAAGGCGGATGCCGTCTTTGGGAAAGTTCACGCCGCACCTCCGTAGAGGCCGGACGCTGGACAAAGGAAAGCGCCAGTCTCGGGGGTACCCGGGGCCAGCGTATCAGGAAAGACTAGTACTAAGTTGATATGCGCCATCGGTTTCTCCGATAAGGCGCAGTGACTACAAAGCCTAGGGTGTTCAGCCCTATTGCTTAATTATATTCGAGCTAAGGGAGCTAAATCCAGCTAGCCGAGTGGCCTGTCTGAAATCTTCTAGAGATGTCACGAATTCATCTTCTCTAAGCGCAAATCCATCCACAACCTCTAAATTCTTCATGTAAAGCAAGATCGCGCCATTGAAACTTCCGCTTTCGAGTACGGGAATCAGTGCCTTGGGTACCTCGATATTGATTGTTTTCACAAAATACACCCCTTACATCTTAACGATAAGTTCGTTATCGTCTAACACTTAAAACTCTATCGCAGCTTCGCTCGTGAAAATTCACGCATCCACACAACCAGATAACATTTTAGTAACGGCTTGTTGATACATTAACTGTACATAAATACAGTATCTTTTGTGAAAGCGGGAAATACAAGAACTAGGAACTCTATTTGATTAATTTCCATGATCTCAGCAAAGCCACATGTAGTTTCGACTTTAGCTTTATGATTGAAATCAATGATTAACTGAAAATGCTGACAGAGGCAAAGAGGTTATAAACGAGGAGGGCGAGATACGTTAAGTGGCATCCACAGTCCGCTTCGTGCTAAAAGCGGACGTTTTGAACACCACGATGCGTTAGACCCGATTTGCCAAAAGTGGATGGTCCAGTGTTGCGGAATGTTTATAATAAAAAAGGACGCTATAATGGCGTCCTTTTTTATTATAAACCAAACTTTCTCATCCTTATTTCGTTCAATTTACTTTCAGAAGCAATTCTAATTAATGCATTACGTGCCTTACTGGCAATTGATTCCATTTTTTCGCTTCCATTACTAAAGCCACCAAATTTCAGACAAGTCGACACATGAGCAGTTAAATGTGGGCCATTTATATTTTTAAAATAATTATAGTAATCATCTTCAGTTGCCTCAGAAAGCACGTCTTCATCCTCATTCCCCCAACCATTTTTCCCTGAAATTCGAATAAGAACATCCTCTATAGTCTTCTTAGGTTTTTCGTCACTATAAACCACTTTGAATTTCTCAAGAATCTCAGCATCATTGATATTCCTGACAAAATTAAAGTTGACGGGATTAAATAACTCCACATCAGCCTTTCTTGCTTCAATATAAGAATCAATTAGACTTGATGCTTTATCATTTTCATCCAATGCCCTTAAGGCTTCTACTAAAACATTCAAATCGCTAGGATGTAAATGGGACATGCCCTGTAAAAAGCTATTATATAATTGGTCAACAACCAATTGCTGATTATCACCAAAACTATCATGAAAAGTATCCCACGCTCTATGGTAATTAGTATTTTTCTTATTGGCAATTAATTTATCATTTGATTCCAATATGACGGAAAGAAAAGTATCTCTATCCACATAACCGCTACGTACAAGTTTCGATATCATCTTATCCAACTCATCAAAATCATTAAAACCATAACTGAGAAGTAGATTTTTCCACAATTTCTGTTTATCTGTTAGATTTTTAGAATCCATGTAAGCTTTACTGCCATCTGTTTCTATAAAATCTAACGTAGGTATATCTGCATCATGTGATGAACAATAGTATGCCCAACTAAACAATGCAGTAGTATGTAATAAGTGGCTTATAAGTTCAGGCTCAACACCCTCGAACAAAATAATAGCAAGTTCAATGTATGTTTCTATTTTCCTGAGCACTCTAATATTTTTAATACCCAATGATATTGTAAACGTTGATAGTTCGCTATGAAATTCTTTAGAACCATTGTAGACTATTTTGGCACTTTCTTCAGGGGTAGGAGAAAATTCCAATTCAACATCAATTACTTTTTCTTTGTATTTTTCATAATCACTTGTCTCATCGGTTCCAACATTTAGTAGCAATACAACCTTGCATTTCTTTTTTTCTTTCAACAATGAGACCAGACCCAATACATCTTTAAGATCAAGCCCCTTCCCCCTTCTTTCTAAATCATCTATACAAATAAGTGCATCCGTAATTGACATAAATGAAAAAGCTTCAATAGCTGGCGCTGCCGATTTGATGAAAGGCATGTCTTTAAGTTTACTCCAAGAACCGCGCCCTAATATCTCAAGCATACCCAAAGTATTGGTTCTTAAACTTTCTAAATTTGGTTCATGTCCTATTGAATCTTGTTGGATAGAGTTTTCAAATATAGTGTATTTCAACTTATCCAATGAAGAAATCCCAAACAAAGAGGCATAAGAATATCTTTTCCCAGAAATCATGTTTTCCTTTTTAGCTTCTAATAAAAGTGCTTCCCATCCAAAAGTCTTACCAACTCCCCATTCACCTTTGATAGCGATAACAGAAGGAGATGATTGAGAGATGAATTTTAAAACTTGCTCTCTAATAACTTTTAATGACATACGTAATTCCTTTCAAAAAAATTAACGCGAAATGCCTAGAGGTTTTTAAAAGATACTCGATTTATTGTTACATTAAAACCCTGTTATGCTCGTTCGTAGCCATGCCTGCCCATTTTATGTAGGGGTTCTTATGCACCTGCATGCCAAATGCAACAGCTCGCCATTACTGGCGGGCAACTGTTAAAACAGTCCTTGAATCACCACGGGTTTAACAGACACTTCAGAGTCATTTAATATGGCTTAAAGAAAGGTGCACATGAGCTGTAAGCATTATCCCAGAGAGTTTACAATTGAAGCGGTAAAACAGGTGGTTGAACGCGGTCATTCTGTTTCCTGCCTGGCAACACGTCACGGTATCAACCCCCACGGCTTTTACGCTTGGATAAAGGCATATGAACCGGGTTCTTCCAGCAATAAAATTCTGTCAGATGACGGCTCCAGAAGGAGCTGAAGCGGGTTACTGACGAATGAGACATATTAAAAAAAGCCGCGGCGTACCTCACAAAGCTGTTCGACTAAGGTATGCCTTTATCCGTTACAACACATGACATGTTGGAGTACCCACGCTCCGGTAGATGGCTTTGGTATGCTAACGCTCAGTCAACGCTAATGTCTGCTATTCGCTCAAAGCAGACCTTTAGCTAGGCTAGCTGGTCCGCTTCGTGCCAGGAACGGACGTTACTATAGTAGGTAAGGATGGCTTCAAATCAGCCCAAAAGAGCATTATAATTCATAAAATTTAGTCTATTAGCTTATAGAGAAAAAAATGATAAAAGATAGCGGAAGAGAAAAGCTGTCAGACAAAAGATTTGACTCTGAAGTAGTTAGAGACAAGTTTGTTAATAAATTATTTGAAAGATTGGTTGCATTAAATATTGAATTTAAAAATGTTAACTTCAGCTACTGTATTTTCGATGCTGCTTACATCAGAAAATGTAGTTTTCAGGACTGTGACTTTACTGGTTGCAGATTTTTAAATTGCAATTTAATAGGCTCAAGCTTTAGTGGTTGCAAATTTGACTATGCCACTTTTGATAAGACTTACATTGATAATGACATTCTCGAAAATGGGTGTCCTGGACCGGACAACCTTAGGCTCAAGTTTGCACGTTCTTTACGTTTGAACTATCAGCAAATAGGTGATTCAAAATCAGCAAATAAAGCCATAGCAATCGAATTACAGGCTACAGGAGAGCATCTTCATAAAGCATGGAAATCAAAAGAATCTTATTACCGAAAGAAATATAAAGGATTTGACCGCTTTAAAATGTTTGGCGAATGGGTTGAGTTTAAGGCATTAGATCTTATCTGGGGAAACGGAGAGTCAGCTTTTAAATTATGCAGAGCTGTTATTGTTATTCTGTGCATCATAGCTTTGCATCACGTTCTTAACTATGGTGATCCCAAGCTACTTGGTTCATATTTTGACGCGTTAGCAATGTCCCCACAGCTATTTTTGGGGACATTACAATTCCCTCAATATTCAGCATCCTTTTTGACAATAGTCGTTCTAGTAAGGCTAATTATGTTTGGTTTCTTTATGTCCATAATAATTAAACGGTTCAATAGGCGATAATTATGCATATCTATGCTTTTGGTTCGATATGTCGCGGAGAGGTGGATTCATTTTCAGACATTGACATGTTAGCTATTGTCAGTGGTCGGGATGAAAGGTTTAATCCGAGAGATTACTCGATTTATTCGTATGAACGAATAAATGAACTCTGGAAAGAAGGTAATCCATTCGCGTGGCATCTTTTTTTGGAATCCAAGATTATTTATTCACCCGATAACATCGATTATTTGCGGAGCTTAGGTAAACCGAGTAACTATAATTCAGGCTTAGCTGATTGTGAAAAGTTTCTAGAGATATTTATTAGCGCTAGACGCTCTATTGAAACATCTGATCTTACAGAGATCTTTGATCTTTCTTCAGTGTTTTTATCGATACGAAATTTTGCGACATGCTTTTCTTTAGATTGCGATGTAAGACCAGACTTTTCGCGAAATTCTGCACGTAACTTGGGCATTCATAGCATACCAATTTGTGATTTGACCTACCAATTATTAGAAAGGGCCAGAGTGCTGTGTACGAGAGGTACTGGTGAAATCCTGAAGGCTGATGACATTAAGAAAGTCAAGTCTCAATTGGGTTTAATTGAGTCTTGGATGCGAGAAATAATAAAATTAACTGGTGGCAAATATGAGCGAGTTTAGTAATAGAATTAAAGCTCAAAGGGAAGCATTGAAAGTAGTCAATGGTTCAGGGCTATTCCGTGAACCATTATTAAGTCTGACCGAGAAAGCTATAGAACGATGGTCTAATAACAATAATCTCAGTAATGCTGATCGCGCTATTCTCTTGTTGAAAGAGATGTCAGGTACCTTATTTTTCCTTGCAAATAAGAGTCAGGAGCAGGTTACTGAAGACTATAAGATTCTTTCTAAGAGAGTGAGTGACCAATTATCTAAATTGGAAATTGAATTAAAAAACAGGGTCGTTTCCAAGACAATTCGTTGAGAACTGAATAGCCATTTCTTCTATATTCAGTTTGGGGGAGGTTAAAAATGTTAACCTCCGCTTCTCGCTCAAAGCTGACATCAGCCTATGTTTCAACCCCTCTTGACAGAAGCAGAAATTGTGAGTGAAGCCGCACTGTGCATGGTTATCCCCTAAAACCAGCCGGAATTGTACTATCCGGCTCCGGAATATGATTCACATCGCGCCGGGCGGGCATGTTCACGCCAGTACAGAACCTAATCACCAGGTCATCCCATTTCTCACGCAACTTGGACGGGCATTTAACCTGACGGATCCAGAACGGGTCGCTCTGTACCCGTCGAAATAACTCGCAAATCTGTTTGTGTGTACGGCCATCCAGCATGCGCATCAGGCGTATATCGTTCGCCCATGCCGTCCAGTTAGGCTCTTTAGGCCGGACAGGTTCGCCGTCAAGGGTGTCGGCCTGCTCGTACAGTTTCAGCACTCGCGTCCAGATCCACTTCGCGCAGGTCAAATCTTCCTGACTGCCCCAATGGCTCTTCTTGGGACTGAAAACCACGGCTTCAGGATGCCGTGTCAAAAACTCAGCTTTGGTGAGCTTTTCGTCCGACAGCGAAGCGTCGGGACAAGAAGTGTTTTCTGGTTCTTTGACTGGTTCAAAAGAGTGACTGATTCTGGGTGAATCTCCTGCACCACCCCCTAGTGAATCTGTTGCACCACCTAGTGAATCTCCTTCACCCCCCTGGTGAATCTGCTGCACTATGCCTCGTTTATTACTGGCCCCGTCTAAGGTCAGCCGGTAAAAATTACTGGTGTTTCCTTTGGGTCCGGTGCGGGTTTCTTTAATCATCAGCCCGGACAGGCATAATGCATTAATATGGTTCATCACTGAGCGTCGACTGATTTCGCATTGATCGGCGATATGCTGATAGCTCGGCCAGCATTCGCCCTGGTCGCTTGCGTTATCGGCCAGCTTAAGCAGGACCAGCTTGCGCAGCGGGTTCCCCACTTTCACTTTCATTGCCTGAACCATCAGTTCCATACTCATAAAAAGACCTCGAATCTTTCGCGCTAAACTGCGTTCGGCATAGCCGGAACCAGCTTCACTTCGTAACCCGGCAGTAAATCTGCCAGGGCATTAATCGCTTCCAGTGTTTCCTTACGGATAATGTCCTTCGGCTTGCGCATCAGCACGGCGTTCGTCGCCTCGATACACTCGCGGTTCGCCACAGCGGCCCGCAGCTGTTCGGCGGCAGCGGTTTCCAGCTCAGCGTTCATGGCAGCCTTAACCGCGTAGCTCAGCGCTTCAGCGTTGCGGCGGTACTTTGGTGAATCGCCTCGGAAAGCGCGCTTGATAATCTGCGCGTTGTTATGCAGCCGGCGACTGTACTCTTTGGCGTCCTGAACGCTCAGGCTTTCCAGAAGACCGCCGGAATGATGCGCCGTTATCATCGGCGTGATGGTCTTCCAGCCCTTTTCCGCCGCCCACTGCTCAAGCTCCATGCCGAGTTTTTTGATTTCCATCAGTCAGAATCCTTCTGAGATTCAGTGTTAGCCTTTCGACTCAAACGTTTATTCTTGCGGTATTCGTCGTAAAGGTTTTTGTCGTAGTGAAGTGCCCCTTCAGAAGCATCGGCTAAACGTTGAGCACAACGCTCTGGAACAAGGGTTTTCCACTGGCTGACTGCTGAACGTTCAACCCCGGCAGCTTGAGCAACTTTTGAACTAGTACCGAAATGGCTGATGGCATCACATTTAAACATCAATCACCCTCTTGTTAAGTTTTATCAACAAGACTATTTGGTGAGACTACTTAAGTCAAGAAGAATTAAGATAACTAAACATGACTAGTGAAACTTTAGGTCGACGCGTTCTAAGGCGTCGCAAGGATGTTCGGTTAACGCAGCGAGACCTGGCAAAGGCGCTCGGGATTTCGCACGCGACTATTTCTTTATGGGAAAGCGATAACACTGAGCCGTCAGGAAAGAACCTTTTTGCTCTTGCTAAAGTCTTGCAGTGTTCTCCCACATGGCTTCTTTTCGGTGACGAAGATAAGGAGCCTGGAGAACCTTTAGCCTTAACGGCAGAGCCATCTTTGAGTCCTGATGAACAAGAAATGCTTGATCTTTACCGTGCTCTCCCAGAATCGGAGCAGCTTGCCCAAGTGCAAAATCTCAGAGCTAGGGTAAAAAACTTCAACAAATTGTTCGACGAACTTCTAAAAGCCCGCAAACGCATTGAGAAAAAGTAACCGGATTTCAAACGGTTACTTTTTTTTCGCCCCTAATGCTTAGTTTTATCACCAAAAATCTTGCGATGTTTGGTTAGTTAACTTAACATTATGCCATCACGTAACCACGACGCAGTGATTACAAAGCTCTAAACGTTCCGCCAGCCGGGCGATAACGGCAAGGGAGAAGATGGTTAATCAACACTACGGCACTATGCCGTTAATCAGGCAATGTCTTGCACCTGGAATGATGGCGCTCCGCGATGGTTGCGCATATCGAGTCTCAGCGATCCGCGGTAAACACGTTTACCTTCACTCAATGCGCGAGCAAATCCGCATTACTGATCGAGTAGTCGAAGTTTTTCTTGATGGGTTCGGTAATCCGCTGACTCACTGACCCATCCTTTCGGACATTAATCAAACCCTCGTAATTGGCGGCTAACAAGGCGCCGGGGATTTTTACGCCCTTTTACCGGAGGAATCGTGAACGCGTATTTCATGCATGACCGTATCGAAGAGCGCGCATGGCAAGACCACTACATACAAATAGCTCGGGAAGAGGAAGAAGCAGAGCTGGCCGACTTATACGACCGCCAGATCAAGTTTCATCACCTTCACATTCTACTCAGCAACACCCAAGCGGATAAAGCCGCCCTTACTGCAACCTTCGATGATGTAGATTTTCAGGAAAAGGCAGCCGAGTTCCTGCGGTACGCCGCCGAAACGCTCGCGGCCAAACAGACTGCAATTAACATGGATTTGAGGAGAGGATGAGATGGCCCTTTTCCAACGAGCCACTAATACACAGGCTTTCCTTAAAGCCGGAATCATGGGCTTTGCCGGAGACGGCAAAACCTACACCGCCAGCGAACTGGCGATCGGCCTCGTTCTGCTGATGCGCCAGCGCGGGCTTGCAATGGGTGATAAGCCGGTAATGTTCCTCGATACGGAAACCGGCTCTGACTGGGTTAAACCCCGCTTCGATGCAGAGGACATTGAGCTTTATACGGCTAAAACACGCGCGTTTGTGGATCTGCTTGCCGCTGTTAATGAAGCAGAGCAAAGCGGCTCGGTACTAATCATCGACTCTATCAGCCATTTCTGGACGTGCTTATGCGACGAGTACGCAACGCGCCGCAAACGCAAGCGTGGCCTTGAGTTCTCAGACTGGGCGTGGCTGAAACAGGAATGGCGACGTTTTACCGATCGTTTCGTAAACAGCCAAGCGCACATCATCATGTGTGGCCGCGCGGGCTATGAGTACGACTTTTTCGAAGGCGACGACGGCAAGCGCCAGTTAGAGAAAACCGGCATCAAAATGAAAGCCGAAACCGAGACTGGTTATGAGCCCTCGATTTTGGTCCAAATGGAAAAGCAAATGGATCTGGAGTCCGGGCAGGTATGGCGCACCGCGCGCATTCTTAAGGACCGCTCTACTCGCATCGACGGCCAAACATTCGCGAACCCGACCTTTAAACACTTTCTACCGCACATTGAGTTTCTTAACCTGGGCGGAACACATTTAGGCGTGGATACCTCTCGCGACAATGGGGAGCTGTTTGCTGATGACGGTTTGCCGACATGGCAGAAAGAGAAGCGCGCGAAGGAGATCGCCCTCGATGAGATCGTCGAGCTTCTGAATAAACATCATGGCGGCACAAGTAACGACGCTAAACGCGCTAAAGCCGACCTTCTGGAACAAGTGTTCTGCTCTCGCTCCTGGGAGCGAATTAAAGGCATGGACTGGCCGACCATCAAAGCAGCCCGCTCCGCTCTATGGCTTCAACTAGAGGGGGCTCCTTACGAATTCCCCGCTCCCTCTAGCGCGGAGAAAAGCGAACCAGATGCGGCTTACGATGAAGTGATCCCACAGTAATAACCGGGCGCACGCCCCGCTTTTTAGTAGTGAATTAACTTTTGTATTTTAATAGCGGCTTTCGGGCCGAGGAGGATTTCATGAGTGAAGTAGTGATGATTGTATCCCCTGGGAAATGGGTTGCGGAAGAACAGCTTATTGCGCTTAAAGGGTTCAAAAGAGGAACGTTGAAAAGAGCAAGGGAACAAAGCTTTCTGGAAGGCAAAGAGTACATCCATGTCGCGCCTGATGGTCAGCCCTGGGATAACAGCCCCTGCTTTTATAACCTAGAAGAGATAGATCGCTGGATTGAACGACAGGCAATGGCAAAGCCGCGTCGTTATATAGCTTGAGTGTATTTAGTAAAAAGGAGACGTAATGATTGAGTACCCAACTGGTGTGGAAAACCACGGTGGGAAGCTTCGCATCTGGTTTATATATAAAGGAGTAAGAGTCAGGGAAAACTTGGGAGTCCCTGACTCCCCTAAGAATCGTAAAAAAGCCGGTGAGCTTCGCAATGCTATCTGTTATGCCATCAAAACGGGCACGTTTGATTATGCTGCTCAGTTCCCGGACTCACGCCATCTGGCCCGCTTTGGTTTAGCTAAACCAAACATCGATTTCGCTACTCTCAGTGAGAAATGGCTCTCGTTAAAAGAAATCGATGTTTGCAAGAATACCTACGTGCGTTACAAAGCATCTATTAAGAACGTTATGCCATATGTTGGCGCAGATACGCTTATCGCCTCAATAAACCAAGAATTTTTGCTCTCGTTGCGTAGAGAATTACTTCTGGGTTTCCAGCGCCCTAAACATTGGCATACAAAACCGATTAAAGGCCGTACCGCCTCGACTGTAAATTACTATATGCGTGTTATAAACGGGGTATTAGAGTTCGCCAGCCATAATGGTTATATATCTACAAATCCCATGCGAAATATAACCTCATTAAAAAGATCGAAATCAGAACCAGACCCATTAACGAAAGATGAGTTTGAGCGGCTTATCGCAGCTTGTGACAATCGGCAGCTTAAAAATCTCTGGAGTCTGGCTGTATTCACCGGCATGAGACATGGTGAAATATGTGCCTTAGCTTGGGAAGATGTAGACCTCAAGGCTGGTACTATCTCTGTCACAAGGAATTACACTGCCGCCCGTAACTTTACTCCTCCTAAAACTGACGCCGGAACAGACAGGAAAATAGTGCTTATTGATGCAGCTATTGCTGTCTTACGAGATCAAGCGGAACTTACAAGACTTGGTAAGCAGCATGATATCAGTGTCGCTCTACGCGAATACGGTAAAAAGCGACTGGATAAGTGCACGTTCGTCTTCAGCCCTGCCGTGTACACTAAAAACCCTCATTGTGGGATTAACTACGCCACAGGCTCACTGAACCAAAGCTGGGCCTCGGCTATGCGGCGTGCGGGAATTCGTCACAGAAAAGCTTATCAGTCCAGACATACTTATGCTTGCTGGGCTCTTTCTGCAGGAGCTAACCCTAACTTTATCGCCGGGCAAATGGGTCACGCTAACGCGAGGATGGTGTATCAAGTTTACGGTAAATGGATGTCTGAAAACGACGCGGATCAGTTGTCTATCCTGAACAAAAGCATAACTGTAAATGCCCCGACCATGCCCCATAGTAAAACCGCTTATTAA